GGTTGGTTAATCACAACAAATTTTGCGCCAGTGGCCTGTTCTACCTGTTGTGCCACGGCCCGGAAACTTAGTTCGTTGCTGGATCCTGGTGCAAACCCTATCAACACATTTATCGGGCGAGTGGGTTGCCATGCCCAGTTGGGTGTTGAGAAAAATAGTAAAAGTAAGGTTGTAAGTAGTAGTTTCATAATTGTGCTTTGGTCTGCCCGGCAGGAATCGAACCCACATTCAAGAGGTAGAAGCTCTTTGTATTATCCATTATACTACGGGCAGAGTGAATGGTGGGCCAACTTGGAATTGAACCAAGACTCGACCGATTATGAGTCGGTTGCTTTGCCATTAAGCTATTGGCCCTGTGTTCTATTATAGCAGGATTTCTATTTAGTGTCAAGCCCGGTGCCAAACAATATCTGATTTTACTTCAAGTGTTTCTGAGCCGTCGTATTCGTTTACGATGAATTCGGTGCCTTCAGGAAGCCACTCAACTTGTAAATCTCTCATGCCGCCGGCATAGATCTGTGGATACTTGAGTTTAACATAGACTTCAAGTTCTTCCCATTTGTTGTGTTCCACAAATTCTACTATGGCAGGGTCAAACAGGATTTCTTCGTGCTCGGCGTTCCATGTTGACCAGCCAGCACCATGCCCTGGTGATACCAAGACTGCTACCTTGCCATCGCGAATCAGTTTGTTCACTTCAGGTCGCCTTTGAGAGTGTGCCAAACAACAGGATCACATCCGAGATAGATGCGGTACTTGATGTTATTGCGCCAACGTGTGAACTGGTTGATTTTGCGTTCTACAAAATTAAACATTGAATCACGGAACCAAAACGGATTCAAGATTGCTGCAATCATAGCCACAGCCAAGGGTGGCATGAGCAGTGCTACAGTGACCCAATGGAATGTCATGGCACGATAAAATCGACCGCCTGTGGGTGTGAGTGTAATTTCTTTGTTCATTGCGATCTCCGTTTCATCCAAGTGTAGTCTACACCGTCCGGACACTTGCCATCTCGAATGCTGTCAGCGCCAAACATACCAACTATCTCCATGCCATTGCCTGTAATAGTAACGAACTCACCCAACTCCTTGGCATACGTCATGGCCAGATCTAAAGATTCAAAATCTTGTTGTTGAGTTGGGCTTGCTACATTATACATTCAATCCATCAAACTGTAAAGTTTTTCTTCCCAATAAAATTCATACATCTGGCATTGTTCGGCAACCTTGCCCACAAGGCTGGCACGTTGTAGATAGGTTTTAGAAGTTTTGGCCGCTTGCAGTTTGGCAATCAGCGCATCAATGTCTGCGTTCATACGCTCGTCAAGTGGTGATAGTTTCATGTTCAACCCCAATCTTTCTTGTTGCCTTGTTGTTCGTTCCAATTGTAGCCTGCGGTATAGGCAGTGATTTGTAGTGCAGTCATGTCGTGCATGTCAAAACGACGACTGGTGCCAGTCCCTGCCTCATAGTAGTGGGGTTCGTGACCCCGATTGTAATAACTGTCAGCGGCACCGCGATCGAATGGACCACCATGGCGCTGGTCATAAAATTGACCTTCAAATTCAATCGGCTTTGCGGTGTAGGTGGCAAGCATGTTTTTCTCTTTACATGTATCGGTTGATGAACCAAACTTTGATCACAAAGGTAATGGCCAGGAATAAGAACATTTCAATCATGACATTTCCTTAGTCTGCTCTTGAACTCATGTATGCAGTGATACCAAATTTCTTCAGGGTATCGGCGTAGGCCTGGGCACCTGTTTCTTTGATGTCCATGCTTTGTGTATACGAACCACCGGGATTCCAAAGTTGCAGTCCGCCGCCATACGCAGGCTTGAAGCCCACAGTTTTCAGCGCCCGGCCCAATTTGGTTGAAGCTTTTTCATGTACTGTTACCCAGGCAAAGCCACAGTAACCAGGCTCGCCGTGCTTGGCAATAAAGTCTGCCTCGGCACGTTTTGCGGCCTCGGTTGCTGTGTTGTGAATAGATTCGATATTGTCAAGTGCAATCATTATGCAATCTCCTTTTGTGCAAAATAACGATAGGGCAAGCCCTGGGTGAAACAAAAATACTCCGAGTCGCCATTGGCGCCTTCGGCGTCCATGAGCCATGCAATCACACGCTCACGGTCAGTACCAGTGTGCATGAGATTGGCCACACGGTCTTCAAATTTTACAACGGCCTCAGCCTCGTCGGCTCGGCGTTGAATTTCAGACGCCTCAATGGCGTTGCCAAGAGCAACAAATTCAGATGTAAAATCATCAAGGGTCCAAGCGGACGTATCAATACCGCGAGGGCGAACGCCATAGGCATCCTTGTACATGTCCCAGAATTGGCACTGAGCTTGCTCTAGTTCACTCATGTCTTCCCAGCTTGGGAAATCTACGGAATTCGAAGTGTTAGTGCTATGCATTTTGGCTCCTTTTGTTTCTTTATGTGTATATTATAGCAAATCGGCAATTATTGGTCAACCGCTTTTGTACGCACATCAGTGTTGAGTGCAGGTGCGTACTTTTGTATTAGTTCACGCTCCAACTTGTGAGCGGCATCTTTGCCACGCACCACGTCAATGATGGCTGAGTTAACAGCTGACTCACCTGCGGCACGAATTGCTTCGTACAGATTCCAGCTCTTGTCTTCAGTGCGGCTACGATAGATGTGCTTGTTCACACGGCTACGCAGGCTCATGTTGATTGTGCGCTGAGTTTTTGCGGTAATACCAATGTAGTACTCCAGACCAATTTGGATGAAGTAAACAATGTGGGTACGATCCACTCGTTTTTTGCGTGATTGCTTTTTAAGTTCCATACAAGTATTATAGCAAAAAGAGCATTTCTGGTCAACCGAAATGCAATGCTACAAAAGTACTACTTTTTAGGGTCAAAAAGTGTTGTTTTTTTGCTTAATATCGTTGTAAACTTGCCACAAAACGGTTGACATCATTATACAGGGCATACATGGTTGCTTCCTGACTGACAAAGAAACACAATTTGGGACGCTTGCTGACTTTGATGTAGTAAGGGCCAGTGAGTTTACGATCCAGGGTTAGCAGTACTCTAGGAACAGCGTGAATGGCTACGTCAGTTTCAAAATCCCAGTGTTGTAATTTGTATTGTTCAAATGCTTCAAAACCCACAGCGTTCAGGCGCCATCCACCATCGGGACTTTGCCACCATTCTGTCATGGCCTCTTCCACAGTCCACAGGTCTGACTGAGCTGTCAGGGCCTGAGTCAGTTGTTGTTTATTTGGCATCGGGGTATACTTGCACCCCCTGCGTCAAGAGTACAACTGTAAATTTGTCGGTCTTGAATTGTGTGTTGAGTTTACGTGCCAAGTTTTTGGCATGCCCAGGATTGGAGAAGCTGACCTTCTTGTACTTGGGGCCAGGATACTGTGTGAGCATATTAGACGTTTTAAGATTGATTGGTTTTGTATCAAAAAACACTGCCCACACTCCTTCAGAGGCCAACACTTGTTCGGTCTTGTAGGTTGCTTTGTCAGTGTGTTCTATTAACACAGTTGGTTTGGGTCGACTCATCATTATCTCCGTAGTTTATTTATCATAAAAACTACGTGGTTTTGAAACTGCCACCATTCAATTCTACCGTAACAGTTTCTTCTTTTGCAAGAGTTTTTTGGTTACGCATGCCTTCTAGTGTAAGCAAAAGTTTTGTAATATCACTATGGAGATCTTTGGCATCACGCAAGCTCATGGTCAAGTCACGTTGACCGCGGCTTTCTGCGGCTTTGATAGCATCAACAAAACGGTTGATATGCAAACTCATTTTACAAACGGTGCTAGTTCAGGTGGAGTCCAGCCCTGTGGTTTAAGTACCTTGCCATCTTCACGCTTGCGAACTTTGCCGGTTTCGTGATCAATCTTGGCAAAGTTAGTACGCATAACTTCTTTCCAGGCACCTTCGGCATCAGCGCCAAGACTATGGATGGCACCCACAGTGACCACAAGGATATCAATCAGGGCATCGAGGTCATCTACTTTATTGTCACTAGCCACTAGCTCACCAAATTCTTCTTGAATAAGATTACAGTACAGTTGATATTGATCGCGGTTGAATTCGCCTACGGTTTGATCGCAGGCTCGCATGAATTTTTCTTGATCACGAAACGGGTTTGTCATTTGCTTGCTCTTTAGTTTGAAAGGGACCTTGATACGCATAACGCTCCAAGGTAATGAGTTTGGGATGGTGAATAATTTTCCACTTGCGATGTTGTTGCACTCGATACCAACCGGCCGCAAACCATGATTTGGATTTTTCATCACGAGTAAACAAGGGCAAGCGGCGTTTGACATCCCACAGCGGATTGTATACCGCGCCTTCTACTTCATGGTTATACACCATGTTTGGTGGCGCAGGTGTGAATTGTTCTGGTGGCTCAAACTCAATGTTCACGGCTTCTCGAGCCATTTTAACTGTTTTATAACTCACAACATTGTCATGAATTTTTATGATACAGTTACCGTTTTCGTTTACTTCAAGTTGACCAATCTTGCGATTGTCCTTCTTGAGTATCCAATACTGGTTCTCCACTACGGGTTTAGCTAATATCATCTAACGCTCCTTTGTATGTTTCGTTGAGCCAACGGCTAACTTGATCTGCGCTGTCACTTAGTTTGGTCAGCTCGTATTTGCCACAGAACTTTAGGAAGTGTGCGCCTACCATGCCCACATCCTTGTGTGAGATTTGTTCACGGATGCAAGAATCCACTGTGACCTTGACATCTTCGGGCTGTGCTGTAAGGTCAATCAGGGTACAATTACGTTCATAGTCGTCCAACACACGATGTTCTAGACCGTTGTGGTCAGTCCAACGTTGCAGCATCAGGTTGTTCCACGAGTAGCCTTTTTTGTCTCTGTCTCCAAAGGCCTCACGGAGACCAACTTTATTCTTTGTGCCTTTCTCACGTACTCCAGGATACGCACTGAATACGTTGTCTGAGGTGTCGCCACGCATACACTTCTCAAATAACAGCCAGGCTGGATCCGGGATCGTTTTTGGCTGTTTAGTTTTCTTATCATTGACACGGTTACCTTTAGCATCGAATATGCCCTCCAAGGTTAAAAGTTCATCTGAGATACCATTGTATTGATTAACGTTGGCGGCCAACAACTGCACAAAATCAGTGTCTGAGCTTACAATTGTGTGTTCATCTTGGGGGTGTAGTGCAATCCAACGTGCTATGATATCATCTGCTTCAGCAGTGGCACAACGGATAACGCTACAATTTGTTTTTGTAGACAAGTATTTAGTCAGTTCATCATACGTTTCCCAGAACAGCTTGTCTTCTTCTGCTTCTGTTTCGGTCATTGCACCACGTGCTACTGCTCGGTTTGCTTTGTAGGGCTTGTAGTAGTCCTTGCGCCAGCTTCGACCTTCCAGTGCAAACACCACGTGATCTGCTTGAAAACGCTTGGCCACTTTGTTGGCAGCCATTATGGTGACATGCAGGGCAAAGCCTAGTTTGGTCCATGTGTCACTGGCACGGTGTGCTGAGTGCCTAGCACGGAAAAACATGTTGGCGGTATCAATCAGTAGGTATTTCATCTGCACTCACAATTTGGTTGTTGAGCATGTATTGTAACACATGTTTAGCCCAAAAGCAATGGGCCTCTTTACCAAAATGATATCCAAATAGGCGTGTGTGCTTAAAACCGTTGTTTTCTAACACAGCATTATAACTAGAACTTCGGAGGTATGGATCAATGTAACCCACTTCCCAATCATGCTTGTTTTGGATGTCGCTAAATGTGCTGTGGCCGCTGAAGAACAAATGCTTAATACCTTGCGCTTTTAGTTCACAATGCAACTCCCAAATAGCTTGATGAGCCTGTTGTGTTTTTTGATGCCAATCAACGTCGGTCACATACTGTTTGTAGCGGTCTTGCCATTCTGGTGGAACCATATCAATACCACTTGCATTGACTTGATACCAGTAGTTGGACTCTTCATGGAACCATTCTTCTCGTTCCCACGTGGTCCATTGTATGACCATGAACGTGTTGGCTAGTTTATCAGGATTGTTCTTGATCCACTCACGTGTGGTTCTTAAAATACGTGGGTTGCTACCACCGCTTTGTGCATCACAATAAAACTCTGTGGCTCCCAGCATCTCTGACAGTTTCTTGCCCCAACTGACTTTTAGGTTCTCAGGATGCGGAACTTGCCCCCAGCCATAGTAGTCTGCATCATCTTCGGCCCAGGCATGTTCTACATTGGCATCGCAAGCGGCAGTATGGCTACAGCCGTTAACATACAAGATCATTTTTGTAGCAGTACTTTTTCAGTCTCTGCGGCTACCACACGTTTGCGCAGACTTGAACTGGAGAACGAGTGATCTCTACCATTGAACACTAGTTCAATGCCGCGCATGCCACACTCCTCATAGCCAGAGAAGTTTTTGTGTTGATATTCCACACCCAGCACACGAACATCAACTGGCAGGATCAACAACAAGTCAACAAGATCTTGTTCAGTTTGATACACAACAACTTCATCAACATAACGGCATGCGGCCAACTGTATTTGTCGCTCAACAATACTTTGTATAGGGCGATTTTTAGTTTCAGGTCTATCAATAGTTGGGTCTGTTTGTAACCCGCATATCAGGTAGTCACAGTGATTCTTGGCTTCACTCAGCATGGCAATGTGGCCCGCGTGTAGCATGTCAAAGGTTGAAAAAGTGATACCAATTTTCTTCCCGTCTTGTTTGAGTTGTTTAATGTGATTGAATATCATGACACTTCGGTTCTTCCGCCGCCGATGTCTCTGGTGTTGACATACTGCCCAACCCCTTTGATTATGGCCTGTTCTTGTTCCCAGGTTTCCATCACCACATGTCTACACACATTTTGGAACCAACGATCCACAATGTCAGCGTCCACATCATTGGGTTTCATCATGTAACCGGCTTTGACCAATCGAGCTACAAAGATTTCATTCCAGTCTAGTTCAAATGCACCTTGGTGCAGGTTGTCAGGATCAATGTCCATACGTACCATTGCCACATATGGTTCATTCTTTTCTGTGGCAATCTCTTTTTCAGTCTTGACCGGTGCCTTGACCTTTGGCTCTCGGGGCGCAGATGCTACTGCTTTTGGTTTTTTCTTTAACCATTCAAACATTTATTTTCCCCATCCGTTGCCCCAAAGGTCAACGTGTAACCTTGGAGTATACCAATAGCCACGCTTGAGTGCTTCGTCTGCTACATGGATACGTGTCTTATCGTATAAACTAACAACGCCACCCAACGGCATCACAAACACTGGGCCTGCAAAGCCACGATTACGATAATCATCTACAACTACATCAAGTTCTGCAAAGTCATCAATATGACCCACAACAAACTTTAGATAGGTGATACCATAGGTTTCATAGTCCCAAATGATGTCAGGCTTGATGGCATCTTCATATTTCTCGCCACTTGATGTTAGTTTAGGACTGACTGAGAATGTGATCTCACCAGTCCAGTTGTTAAGATATGTTTTAAAGTCACGGGTCAAGTCTTGAGTACCATTGGTCTCAAATGTAATGTGACGCAGGCCACGCTCGTGTAACTTGTCTAACAATTCTGGATAGGCCTTTTGCCAACCCAACAGTGGCTCACCACCTGTGATTACCAAGTGTACTGGATTGCCATTTGGCTGTTGCCAGTTACCGTGCGGCAACAGTGCCGCCATCTTGTTCACAAGCTCGTCTGCTGTGTGTGTTGGACTTAGATGTTTGAATGCTGGATGCCATGACGCATATGAGTCACAGCCAGTGTTCACCAGCGGAAGCTCTTCGAATGTCTTGTACAGATTTACTGTCTTTGCCACTTCGTCTGCTTCGGGGCTTTTCTCGCCAGGCTTACAACCAAAGCCTGAGCAGGTAAAGTTACAACCAAACATACGGAGGAAAATGCTTGGAACACCTACGTAACGGCCTTCACCTTGCGCTGAATAAAATAGTTCACTTACTTTAAATTTCATAGTTTTGTTACCTTTGTCATTCCCGACTTGCGGGGATCTTTATTTAGATTAATACTCTCTTCACGCATTATAACACGAGTAGATTGTTTTGTCACCCAACCCGGTAATACTGCATCCAAATAGGCCAAATGCTCCTCAGGACTAGGATGCGGATCACCGTTTCTATCTGGCCAACTGTTGGGAAACAACACAGCCTTGTAACTGGGCAAGATAGAATCCACAACATCTTGATAGATGTTTAGAGAATCAAACCCATCTATAGATAAAAATTGCCAATGAGTTTTTCGACTTTCTAGCAATGTTTTCACCGCTTTGATGTAGGCCAGAGTTTTTATTAATAGTCCACGTTCGTCAATGTGATTCTCAAGATATTCTTTATTGTAGATTGGGCATGTGAACATGTTGCCTAGCGTGTGCCAGCGACCTTGTACATATCTATCTTCTCGAGTGGGAGTGGTCCAACATACAACTACTGTATCGTTTGGACCAAACAGTTGACGTTGGTCAGCTTCCATTACACTATTAAATATGAACTCATTACCAGCACCACTTTGCGCCCAGTTCTCAAAACTATCAAATTCTGGAGCAAGACAGTCGGCCCAGGTACTCCAGCGGTAGTTTGTAAAACTACAACCAAATGTAACCAGTCGGCTCATTATGCCGCTAGTTGTTTTACGGAGAACGAGCCTTGTGCTTTGGCAGCACCTTTACCACGCTGACTTCCTTTGCTGTCAACTGCACCCACAAGATCCAGTGTGGCTTTACCAAAATTTCTACGTCTTGCAAAGTAAAACAATTCCAAAAATCTATTAAGACTCATGGTTTTGTCTTCTGGAAAGTCCAACCGATATGTTGTGGCAATCTTTTCCAGAGGTTGGTCAAAACTCAAGTAGTCCCAGAGATTATAATCTGACTCAAGATTCATAGGATATTGATTTCTATCATTGTACTTGATGTAGTAATTTCTTTGCAGTTTCATCAAACTGGCCAGCAAATCTTCGGGCAAGTCATAGCGTTGCAAGAATATTTCCAAGAAATCGTATAACTCATCCACACGGTCTTCCTGATGCATGTTCATTGAGGTACGATGGATAATGTTCCAACCATGTATCTCCACACCAATTTTGGGATGATTAATTTTGCCAGTGTTCATCCAGTTGGAAAAATATGTTCTAGCTTCGTCTGCTTCGTTCTTCATCCACTCATTGGTCATGAAATACGCAAACAGATCTTCGTAGTAATCGTTGTAACTGATGCCTAGATATTTGTTGATAAATCTAGCAACCAAAGTGGCAAAGCCATTGATGTGTATGGTAGTTTGGAACCACGAAAAAATCTGTGCGTCCAACATCACTGGGGTAGGCATGTCTTTGGTGCCTGTTATGACGTCAATGCTTTCTTCAATGTGTTCCACACTATAACTACCAGCAAAGTAATCAGTAACTGGTTGGCTAGTAATCTTAAACAGTTTTTTCTGTAGCAGATTCATTTCAGCATTTTCCAACAACTGAGCCTGGAACACAGTGATACCAGTATGCTGATTTAGTTCGTACAGTGCATAGAAATTTTTCTTCCAGGTTTCTAAGGTTTCTCCGGGCAAGCCAAGGATTAGTTCAGTATAGGCAGGAATGTTTCGTTGATCGCACAGTTCAAACACTTCGTTGAGTTTGTTCATTTCCATGTTTTTTCTGCGAATATTTTCCAGCACATCCAAGTCAAGACTTTGTACACTCAGCGTAAGACCTTGATTGAAGCCTCGAGCATCCAGCAGTTTCTTCACAATGTCAATCACTTCTTTCTTTTGGTTCTTGGCCCAGGCCACAGAGAAGGTGCGCGGCGATCCGTACTTTTCTTGCATCTCAATGATCTTGTCGGCAATCATACCATCACGTTCGGGGAACATGCCAAAGTTGGCATCAGTGATTGAGATCCAATCAAAATTACGTTCAGCCATCCATTCAAGTTCGTGGAACACCCGAGTGAGTTCAAACTGCTTGACCTTGTTGTAAGTCAAGCTACCCCAGTCACAAAAAGTACAGGCAAACGGACACCCACGATTGGTTTCCAGGGTGCCTTGCCAGGTTACTTCGGGGTGGTCTGCCATCATTTTATCAAATATGCCCGACAGGTAAGGACTGGCCACTTGCTCAAGACTTTCAATACGTTCAGCGTCTTGTGTTTTTACAGCCTCACCGTTGCGATTGATCAACAGACCCGGCACTGATTCCCAGTCACCTGTTTCAAAGTGTTCCAACACTCGCTTGAATGTGATTTCGCCTTCGTAACAGATCACTAGATCCATAAAAGGTTCTTTGCGAAACAGATCCGGGTCAGTTATTGCCGGCTCAGGTCCACCAAACACAGTCAATACCGTGGGGTTGATTTCTTTGATGCGACGGGCTAGCTCATAGTTGTAGCGGTGATTCCATACATAGGTACTAAACGTCACAATACTGTTGAGTGCTAGTTTTTGTGCTGTTGGCTCCAGCGCATCTCGGCGCCAGATCCAATCAGTTGCTTCAAACTGTTCACGTATAGCAGGATCGGCTAGACTGTAACTCCACACTACGCCTGCAGAATAAGGCAAGTAGTAGGCGTTGAATTCTTTAGGCCCCTGCTGAAAATTGGGCTGTACAAAGGCAATGGTATGTTTCATACTGTATTTACACCTTGACAACATGCGGATTTGCAAACTGTACCATTTGGCTGTTGATGTCGTTTTCTGCTAGTCTCTGCCAGGGATCTTGAGTACCCTTAAAAATATTTTCAAAAAATTCAGTGCTAATACCTTGTCTGCGCATGACAGTGGCCAGTTTAGCACAATCTAAATGGCGCAAATCTATCATCTCTTTGCTGTGAAAGTCTCTAGGATCATCAGGTTTACCTTCTAGCATGGGGCGATTGGCATAGATGTCATCGTTGTTGTTGCCGGTCAAGTCAAACCGATCATGCAACACATCTACACTGATTCGCTGATAGATGTCCAGCATGTAGGCCTGCTGACTTACCCAACCATCTTGTGTGGGATGAGGGCTGATATAGCCCAAGAGATCATACCATGTTCGAGGTACTATGGGAAAGATTGAATACGGATGCATGCGATGAGTACAGAAACTTAGTAGTTTGAACTGGCCGGTATAACTGAGTATAGTAGTATCCCAACCCTGACTTTGCATCACAGCATCGTCGTTCCATATTACCAACCAATCACTGTCAGTTTGTTTGGCCATGGCATTGTTGTACTTGTGCAGATTGACATAGCCCATGCGCTCAAACTTCATGGCGGTATAACTTATGTCACGCTCGTCCAACCAAGGTTGCAGTTCGTCAACAAAGTACTTGAAGCCTATGTCATCATCATTATCAAAAGCAAACATGATTTGCACACGACTAACATCGTCGGCTAGTTCTACCAAACTGCGTATACTGCGACCCAGACTTTCTGTTCGTCCACGAGTGGCCAACAGCATAGCAATACCATATTCATGTTCTTTCATTGACATCTCCATTATGCAAACAAGTCCTCATTCCATTCACGATGACCTTCACGGTAAGCCATGTTAGCCTGTGTCTCACGTACTTCTACACGGTAACACCACAAGCGAGCCGCCTCACTCGGTCCCCACATCTCTGGAATGTAAATGCCATTCACATACTTGTACAGCATGTCTGACAGTCCTTCACATCCTAACTTAGGCAATACTACAATCTTGGCCATGTTTCGCTCTTGCAACAGTTTAAATGTTTCCATCTGGGGATCATCCTGTGCCACAATAAGTGTATGGTCGAATTGATCTTCAAGAGTTTTCTTTAGTTCTTTGAGACCACCATAGTCGGCGGCCCAGTTACGCACATCCAAATCGTTTGTGCCAAAATAAAACTTCATACTAAACGAATAACCGTGTATCAAGTTACAATGACTGTCTGCCCTCCACTGTCTGTAGGCGCATGGAAATGCGTCGTGGTACTCTTTGGTTGAGGTATATTTGTAAACTACTGGTGTCATGCTGTTTTCTCCTATGTTAATTATAGCATAGGCGGCAGAGTTTGTATACCGGGATGAACGCCGAAGGCCGGTGTAAAAGAATATTTACTCCAATAACTGCAATAACAAATGTTCCTTGCTGCCCATTAATGCACAGTCTCTTGTGCCCCATTTGCTACTAGCAATTGTTTTTCTAATAGTTGATTGATTCCCTGGGAAAAAATTTACCGGATATGAAAACTTAGGTCTATAACTGGTTTTATAAATCAGAGATTTATTTTCGGTCATAGTTTTGTTAACATTCCATTCATGTACAAATCCAGCAATTATTTCTGGACTCCAATAAAAAAACGCCCACGGATGCTGATTTTGTCCTAATGTTTCTATGTAAAGATCTGATTCTTCCAGTACAAATCCGTTGTAGTTTTCCAGTTGTGGTTCTAAATAAGTCATTTGCTCGTGATCTGGATAGTATTCTAGTTGAAACCCAGAAAGTAATTTCCCTCCGCGGTCTTCTACATAACTTTTTAAAAATCCTGTGGTAACTGCACCGCCGATCAATCTTGGTTTGAGTTCAAGGTACAGGGTTTTTTCACGGTCAGAAGTTACGTAATCGTCAATGTTGACTATCAACGGTTCTACATTGTGTTGCCTGCACCATTGTTTTGCATACCAAGATTCATATATTTGATCATTTGAAGTTGCAAGATTGTACTGTAAAATGACCGGAGTGAATGGTATTCTATTGCGATAAAAACAGTTAGCAACATACTCACTGTCTGCACCGCCGCTGAGACCTAGGTAGAGATCTTTATGTGTGTCATAGATTTCTCCTGCCGCTATATCGCAAGCTAGATCAAAATTTATTAATGTTTTTGCTCGTTGACGAAACTCAACTTGTATATTTTCTTTTCCTGTTCTAGCAGGCTTGCCATCCCAGGTCATATCTATCCATGAATTTTTACACAGCATCTTGTTTCCAAACCATATAGTGTTGTTTTAGTTCGTCTAGATTTTCCATAGCTGGATACACAATAGATTCAGCAAGTTCTCGATCTTGTGCCCAGGCAGTCTCCCACACCTGCTGATTCATTGCCCATGCTTCTTCCCAGTATCGATTATCTTTGTATTTGTACACTTGAACTCGACTGGTTGTTTCGTCAATGCTGTGTGCTACTGTAACAAACAATGCACCCGGTTGCCATTCAATCATGGTACCAGGGTATACTGCCATCCAACATGCACCTAAATTATATTGTCGATCTCCAGGCACCATATCCATGCCTTCTTGTGCCGGAACAAATTGTATACTACCGTTTTCAAATGTAGACCATGTGAGATCGCCAATGCCAGTGATGCCAATCTGCTCGTATACACCAGCGTGTGCAACAGGAATGTGATCAATGTCTAAAAACACATCCATAATTGTTGCAGGACTAGCGTTGACAATATCTTGCCGATGCTCTACTAATGTCATGTCTTTTGTATCAATAGGAAATGTACAACTCACATGTTGATCAAACAACATGGTTTGATTTTGATATGCAGGCCATTTTTCTAAGGTGTAACTATTCTCTACACCTGCGCCGTTGTGATCAAATTTTAGTCCATGATACGGGCATTGTAGATGATCGTGGGCAGTGGCGCACCTAACAATACGACTGTTCTGATGAGGGCAAACGTTACTCATCAGAGACCATGTTCCATTGTTAACAATGGACACTCGATTATCATATTGGGGCAATGGGATCACATGCCCAGTTGGAACGTGTTGGCTTAGTGCTAGAAACATTAATCAGGAAGTTGATAATCGCCTTTGCGATAGTTGGCCTGTCCTGGGATGATTCCTCGGACGCCACCTATGGGATCAACTGTATCTCCTGTACGTCTTGGCATCAAGTGTACATGCGGATACATCACAGTCTGTCCTGCGGCTTCTCCCATATTTAGTCCCACATTAAATGCGTCACACTCGCCACGAGCAACCATTTGTTGCCCAGTGATCAATGCAGTGCCTAGACAAACAACAATGCCTTCGTCGGTGTTGTTGCGTGGTACAAACAATAAGTGTCCGGACGTTACTGGGAAACGATCTTGAAACACAGTCACGTGTTGAGTGCTGAGTTCAGGAACTTCTAGATCCCATGGTGCTACCTTGCCTTCTTGTGCGGCCTGTAATGTTGCGTATTTAATCATCGTGGTGCAAAGTCCTGTTGTAGTTTGATGTTGTCAAAGAATTCTTTCTTCACGCTTTGGTCTGTTTTAAAAGCCCCGCGTAATACCGTTGTCTGGGTAAGACTACTATGAGCCATAATACCGCGATTCTCACAACATCCATGGGTAGCCTGTATATAAACTGCGACATCCTTGGTCCCGGTTGCCAGTTCAATTTCCCTAGCAATATCCATACATAGTTCTTCTTGGAGAGTCCCACGTCGGGCACACCACTGGGCAATGCGAGTGTATTTGGATAGACCAATGAGTTTGGGGCCAGCAATGATTCCAATATAAGCCACACCCGCAACAGGTTGGTGATGGTGGCTACACATGCTCTTAAGCTCTGAACGCACCACAAGCATACCGTCGTATGCTCCGTCCGTATCGTTCGGGAAAGCCGTAGCATTAGGGCTCGTCTCATAACGGCCAGACATGATTTCGTTGAAGTACATTTTAGCAAGACGCCTTGCTGTGCCTTTAGAGTTGGGATCATTTTCTCTGTCAATCAATAATGCATCAAGCACACCCTCAAATGCTGTGGTTGCTTCGTTGATCAGTTGTTCCTTCATTGCGTCATCAATGTATTCGCTAACGTTATCGCCAGCCCAGAATCTTTTTCCATCACGTTTGAATTTAAAGCGAAGGTGATCGCAAACTTTGCCTAGTCCGTAACCACCGTCTCCGGCCATTGCGTCTAGTGCTGTTTCTTTTTTATCTGTCATCTTAGTCCTTGATAGTGATTGTTCTTAAATCTGGATAGTCAACGTGTCGAGGTACAGGGCAATGTTCTTTGAGACCTTCCAACAATGCCAACCCTTGTACAGCTTCTTCTGGAGTGGGCTTGTAATGATAGCCAACTCTAAATTCTTTTTGACTAATCCAGGGTTTGATATTTAGATCGCGACCGTCATACCGCATACAAATCAAAGCATCATATGCCGTCTTGTCATCTAGTATTATAGCACCACCACGGCCTATATGTAAAGGCTTGTCATGCCCAAAACTTAAACATTGCATGGAACCTGTTCGATACATACCTCGCTCTAAACGTCTTGCACTGTCCCAAATTCTTGTGTTGATAAATTGGTATTCCCCATGCCAACGTTGCCAAGCATGATCTAGGTATTGAAACTCAATACCTAACTTGTACATGAGCATGGGAATACTCAAATAGGTATAAGGAGTGAACTGGCACTCTCTAATACGTTCATATCGCAAACATAACTCAATTGCGTGTGTACAGCAATCAGTCATGACGGCATAAGGTGCGCCAGTAAACTCTGCTAGAGCGTCTTCAAACTGTTTGATTTTTTCGAACATACCATGCCCATGCGTGTTGAATCATTGCATCCAAGTCATAGTGTCTCCATGCACCTGCAACTGCATCAAACTTTTTAGAAGTTGCAGTTAACTCAGGAGGGTCGCCGGCTCGACGAGCCTCTACTCCAATGTAAGGCATTTTGCCAATGATCTTTCTTGCACGGTCCATTATTTGTTTGACACTGGTTCCTTGATTTGACCCAAGATTGTATATGCCTGCAGGAATCTTGCGATCCAGGGCCAAAGCATGTGCTCGAGCAATATCTTCAACATGCACATAATCCCTGATGCAAGTGCCATCAGCAGTAGGATAGTCATCACCATATATTCTAAATTGTCCATCATCTCTTGTGGCTTCCAACAACTTGGCAATCAAGTGTGTGGCACCAGGTTCTTGTCCGTGCCTACCTTCGGGATCAGCACCACAAGCATTAAAGTAGCGAAAACTCACGTAGTCAAGACTGTATGCTTGGTGATAGCTTTCCAACATCATGTCGATCATCAGCTTGCTTTCGCCATACGGAGATAACGGTGTGCAACTATCACTTTCGTAACATGCACTTACCATGGGTTCACCGTATGTGGCTGCACTAGAACTAAACACGAATCTACAACGTGGCAAACTACGTCGAACTACATCCAGCAACTTTAGCGTCTTGGCCACATTGTTGTTGTAGTATTCTGCAGGATCTTGCATACTTGGGCCAACAAGACTTGTACCGGCACAGTGAATGATAGCACTGGGTTGTTTGCTGATAATCCAACTCAAGGCCACATCACTAGCAAAATCTTGATACAAGAATTTGTCGCAAATGCCACGCAAGTGTTTAGGTGGGTCTCTACGATCAATGCCGTAGACCTCATGCCCTGCGTCTTTCAACAACAGGGCAGTTTGTCCACCAATGTATCCAGCTGAGCCAGTGACAATTATTACACTCATTGTTCGTATCCTATGTTCTTTGCGTATTCTACAATAGACCATGCCTCGTTCAGGCCATCTTCGTCGGTGAATACAGGATCACTTGCATGAGTATACCCATCATGGAATGAGATGAACCAAGAGGGTCGACCATAACTTTGACAGGGTGTGGCCTGCCCCACTTGCCTGCCATTCACATAAGGTGGCCGATCAATGCTGGTCAAGTATTTGCTAACCTTGTTCATTTTTCAATCTTTACAACTTGATATTTTTCGTGAGCAACGTGGTCACGATAGCGATTGCCCGCTCGATTCCATTGCTCACCTCGACCAGTAATAATATCAACCACACGGTCAATAGTGGCATTGTTCCAATCCGAGATGAGGCCCATGTTATGATGCGGTTCTCGCAACAGATTTTGTATTTTATGATAGGCGTCATCTATGCTCCATGGTACATATAAGCGGTTGGGATCGTTAGCAAAGGTTTCTGGAAAACTGCGATAAGCAGGATATAACACATTACAACCAAGAGTGTCCGCTTCTGAAACTGTGTTAGACACCCAGTCTTGTAACGCACAATTAAAAAGCACACGAGTGTTGTTAAGATGAGCATAGTATTCATTCTTGCTTATGTTGTCATAGATCTTGAGCTTGCCCGCTGCCTCCATACGGCGGGCACGTTCAACAAACTCTGGGTTGTTGGATCGCAAAGGTCCGCCACTGTATATTGCAAACACACATGGTTCGCTGGTGAGCTCGCCATACATTTCAATAAGGTCCATAAAGAAGCCGGGCTGTTTTTCTTGGTCAAAGCGAGCTGCGAAGCCAACCCTACGGGCACGTTGATCAAACGGCATGATGTGTTCCACTCCACCGATCCGCTCCAAGACTTCTGATTTGCCAAATGCAAGGCCGGAAATGTTGTAGATTGGAGCAGTCCATCCAGCAATTCGCATGTGAGCGACCATTTCCTCATTGGTTGCCAATACTGCACCCCCCGAGAAAGCCACCATTTCATTGACCATTTGTTCATACAAGTTCATCCACTTTGCCATACCCCACACATGCACAAAGTCATCTGGATCAATTGCTTGTGCCAAACAACGTACATAGATACGTGGACATTGTTCCTTGGGGATCTGGTTCATGATGTAGCCAAGGCTCTCAAATCCAGGTTGGAACATGTCTTCGAAGTAGATTACATCATCTCCGGTGACGTCACCATTTTTCATGAGCTGAACCAAGTTCATCATTTGACTCATGGCAAAATAACTGCGACCATGTGCATCCAATACCTGACCTACACTGATTGCTTGTGTGTTATCAATAGTGGTACCTGGAACATAAACAACATCCAGGCCTCTGCGGTCAAACACACGCCGGTTCCACTCTGTTAGTTGCAGTGTGTAACGGGCTTCGTAACTTTCTAGTCCCATGTAATATAGTTTTCTCATGCGCGGAATCCAGCAAGTCTACGTGTGTCCTCGCTCCACATGTTCTTGGCGTTTTTGCCCGCATGCCACTTGTTGAACTGTTGCCATGCATAACTTTTGAAGTTATACAGGTCCGATTCGTTGTAACGATATCCATAGTCCTGACAGAACTCCAGGAACACTTCGAGATCATTAAAGATCTCAGCAACACGTGGATTGGATTTGATAATGGGCTTGGCCATTGTGATACCTCTTAAATTTTAATTGACAGACTAGGGCGAGAAAGTTCATACTTGATCAAGGCACCGTTCTCACCATCTTCGGCCACCTCAATCCAGACCGCACGATCTGGATACTTTGTTGCAATCTGTAGATACAGATCGTCGGAAATCATCTCACAACTTTTGTAATCTAGCGACAATACACCTTGGTTGCTAGAATACAGTTTTTCGAGCCATCGCTTGAATTGTATAAATTCCACATCTCGGTCGTTGTGGAATACGTCAATCCAAACCCTGAAATGAAAAATATGGCGATGAGGACTGGCCAAAAACGAAACATCATATTCATCTCCTGTTGCTAATGAAGGGTCTGTTGCTGCCGCGGGATATTTGTGAATCCCTTCTTTGCGGAACGTGACCCAAATTTTACGTTCTGCTTGGCCCATGATTCGCTCGCGTTGTTCTGTTAGGGCTTGATCTCGTTGGTTCATAACTTTTTGTCCTGCTTGTAGTCATCCCATGAAGTAAATGTTCTACGGCTCATTAGGCCATGCAAACTATGACACCAAACGCCGGGATTGGTAGCGTTGAAGTCTTTGTCATCTATTTTTAACATTGTATTATAATTCCACAGTTTTGTATATGGAATGCTTACTCGAATCTGTGGAATAAAGTTATTGTGTTCACAGAGTCCGCCATCGTTGAATTCTTCCACGTGAGTTATTGGAATGTCTAGGCTACACAGGTGACCGTCACGTAGGAATGGTTCAATCATGCTTTCCCAACGTTGCCACTCTAGTCTGTTGGCAGGATGGAAACTGTGATTGGCACCAAAGAAGATGTGTTCAATGTGCTTAGTGGTGTCTGTATACGAATTGTGTTCGGCCAGTACTTTGACAACTTCGAGTACGGGTTGCCAGCCCACGACAAACAAAGTTCTCTTGCCAAATGCCGGAGTGTGTTCAACTTCTGTGCCTACAAAGAAGTCGACATTTTCATGTTCAGGTCTGTTCATTTTCTAATTGATCTAATGCTGATGTGTCTAATTGTACACTATCATCATTTGGTTGTACAGTCTCAGTTTCCTCGAATTCAAACAATGCATTGAATTGTGTTCTAGCATTCTTGGTTTTCTTGCCTTTGAAACCTCGTGTGCCCACAATCTCCATCCAATATGTGTCATACATTTCGATGATTGCTTCGGCAGTCTCTCGATCTGGTGCCGCAAAGATAGCTTCCACAATGTCTTCAAACTTGGCATAGTCACCACCACTACGGCGCATCATGGCAGGATGTTCTCCTGCATCAAAGCGTCGATTGGCTTCTTGTACCGCAGTCAAGTGCATCCAAACATTGTGACCCATAAGCAAAGCATATGAGAATGAATCCCAAGATGTCTTGCCTTCTTTGCCAATCTTATTTAGATCGCCGGGCTTGTAGATGCAAATATCTTTCATCTTGAGCAGATCACTGATAGGTGAATCTTCCCAGCGTGGATAGATACCGTCTGCTACTACGCCTGTTCCCCACTTGCGTGTGTCTGTGGAATACTTTTTGTCGTCGGCTGAAGGAGCCATGCGATACGACCACTTGGAGTCGTGTTCGAAGACATTTTCAAAGTAGACCTGTCCGTTTGCTGTTGCAAGGAATGGACTGGCACAGTCAAACGAGATTGTGAATTGCGGATTGACATATTTTCTCACGGCCCTTTGGATTACAGTTAATAAAACAGCCCACTCCAGTTTGGAGGTTCCCAAGAAGTGCATCCAATCATGCTTGCCCTCCTGAAGTAAATTGTCATAGCGTAGTGCTACCAGTCTGCGAAGCACCAAGTGTACGTCACACATGTTCTGTCCACCCATACTCCATCCGTCAAAGTGTGTGTCTGGGTACTTTGCAGGATCGCAGTATTCCTTCATGGTCTCATACCATTGATCTGCTGACGTGTGATTGTCACCTTGTAACACATTCAAGAACTTGGCGCCACCATTTGCCACACCCTTGCGGTGCTTCATGAAATAGTCATTGTTGAACTTGGTAGCGTCTACTGCTTCTTGTAGTGTGGTAATCTGGCATGCGGCGCTGGCTTTCTTGTCGTGAATAACCCA